ACCAGATTCAGGGCGGCTACTTGTCACGGGGCTAAGTTCGCTCCACACCCTCCGTTGCCCGACCCGTTTCCGGGGGCTGTCGCCGCGTCGGTCCGGGGGTCGCCCTGTGTCGCCTGCCGGGTATCCGGCGGGCAACGGCGGGGGCCGTGCCCGGTCCCTATCGGGGCCGTGAGTGGTGCCGACACAGAATGCGGGACGGTCCGGACGTTTGTGAATGGGTCCCCCCCGAAAGGGTGAGTTGGTCCTTCTCGTGGAAAGAGGATTACCCGCGCACGAGGGGCGGACGTTTCCGCAGGTCAACGGCGGTATTCGGTCCGGCTGAGTGGCGCTGTTCTGCGGCCCTGCCCTGCCCTGCCCGGCCCGGCCCTGCCCTGCCCTGCCCTGCCCTGCCCTGCCCTGCCCTGCCCTGCCCTGCCCTGCCCTGCCCTGCCCTGGCTGGCTGGCCCTGGCCCTGCCCCTGCCCTGGCTGGCTGGCCCTGGCTGGCTGGCTGGCCCGTTGCTTTGTCGCTTTGTCGCTTTGTTGCTTTGTCGCTTTGTTGCTTTGCTGCTTTGTTGCTTTGTTGCTTTGTTGCCCTATCGCTCTGTCGCCCTGTCGCTTTGTCGACACGGGAGCACATGACCCATAGGGGTGAGTGGGTATTGCCATTGCCATAGGGGTGCGGGTAGGACCCCGCGAGCCTCCGCGCCGCCCATCGCCGGTCTTAGCAGCCGAGATCGTGCCACGGTTTCAAGGTCGATGGGAACCCTTGGTCACTCCGTCAACCATGCTGGTAGCGACGGCTCCCCACCCATGAAGATGTCGCAGTCGGACTTACGATAGTAGACGTAGCGATTCTCCGGGAAGGTGCGGCGGACCCGGGGGCCTTTGCCCTCCTTGGCCCACCTATCCAGCTTGCTCACCGTCACGCCCATGTAATCAGCCGCTTCCTTGCGGCTCATCGTCGGGTCGATCTCGTTCCGCCACTTCTTCATCTCCCATGTGGCTTCTGCGTATTCGACGGCTTCTTCCCACGAACCAAACTCTAGCTCGCCGACCATGATCGGACCCGTGTTCTCGACGGGACGGGGGAGGTCCAAGACCGACTCCACCTCGCGCGCGATGGCCTCAGCCTGCGCGATGAGCTGACGCAGGTCTTTGGAGATACGAACGAGCTTCTGTCGGTCCACCGTCACTCCGGCGCGATGCCCAGGTACGTGAAGCCGAGGATCACCAGAGCGGCCCAGGCCAGCAGGCCGAGCCCCAGGAGGATGAGGAACACCAGATTGTCCCTGTTCACCGCGCTCTGGCCCCTTTGGTCAAGCCCAGTCGGCCGCAAATGGAACTGCCCCGGCCATCGGTAGCTGGCCGGGGCAGTCCCCCACCCCAACGCCGTCCCTGCCTCACTGGACAGTCCTGGATGGACGTTGGGACAAGGCCAGACTAGCAGTAGATGAGTCTGTGGGGCGCGGAGCGCCCCCAAAGCCGCTACGTCTGAGGGGGTGCGGAGCACCCCCAGTCTGCAAACCTGCTGGTCAGCTCACTTCGCCGCTGCCACAAGACTCTTGTGACGACCGTCACGCCGAGAAAGTTTCCGATCATGGTTCTACAACCAAGATCGTTCTCCGCATATATAAGTACAAGGGCAAGCGAGGCTAAGACTTAAGGGGTTAGAGAAGTCCAGCCTTGCTGACTGCTAACAGCTATTTAGGTGTTAGGGAAGTCCAACGCTGCCCTAGCTGCTATTGCAATAGCAGTTCTGAACATACCACTGGTCATACCAGTGGTATAGAGCAGCCCCGGGTCCATACCTGCATTGCGGGAAAACATGGCCGGGGTCTTACTGTGGCTACGTCGAGGGCGGTGAGTGCGCTGCCTCAGTGGGCTGGTTCGGATCGACGGTCTCGTCTCCCGGCCGACTGGAGTGCAATCCGTAAGCGCGTCCTGCGGCGCGATGGCTTTCGCTGCACCTTCCGTGACCCCGACACACGGGAACGGTGCGCGGAGCACGCGACCGACGTAGACCACATTTCTCGCGGTGATGACCACTCAGAGGCCAACCTGAGATCGCTCTGTGCGTGGCATCACCGCAAGAAGTCCTCCTCCGAGGGAGGGTCGGCACTGGCCGACATGCGGCGGCGGAACGAAAAGAAGTTCCGCCGCCATGAGGTCCACCCCGGGGAGGTGCGATGAGGCTGAATCTGTACTGGCGGGGCTTCGACATCGTGGATGTCGAGGTGCACCTGTTCCGGCGTCGCATTGACGGCGACGACGTACTTATCACGCGCACGATGCTCGAAGATTCCGAGCGCAGTGACGCCATCGACCCTGATACCTGGGTGTTCGGATTTGCGGGAGGTGTGGTGGATGGCACTTCAGACGGCACAGATTACAGTTGGAACTAGCGCGCCGGTCGAGCTGACCGTACTCGACTACGGGCGCAGCTCCATTCTGATCTCGGCTCCTGATGCATCCGACCTGTTCGTCGGTGGCCCTGCGGTCACCCCGGCGACCGGCTTTCTGGTCCCGGCTGGCAGCAGCCTGGCGCTGGAACTGTACGGCGAGCGCCTGTATGGCGTGCTCGCCTCGGGTACGGGCACGGTCTACGTTCTGCGGACCGGCGTCTGATGGGCATTTCCCTCATGCGACGCCCCGTCGTGATCGCCGGTCCCGACGGCGGCCCTGTGACGCAGGGACCGCCGGGGCCTCCCGGCCCTCAAGGGCCGCAGGGTCCGGCCGGTCTCACCGGGCCAGAGGGTCCGACTGGTATGTCAGGCCTGAACGTCGTGGACGGCGGCTGGAGTCCCAGCTACACCTATCAGCCCAAGGATGTCACCGTCTACCAGGGCGCCTCCTGGTACGCGCGAGTGGTCAACACCGGCGTGGCGCCCGTGGACGGCGCGACCTGGGCGCCGCTCGCTGTGGCGGGCGCTCGCGGTGTCGCCGGTCCGGCAGGCCCCGCTGGCGCCATTGGTCCGGCCGGTCCGGCTGGTCCTGCCGGTCCCATTGGTCCCAGTGGCCCGGTCGGTCCTGCCGGTCCTCCGGGGACGGGCGGCTCGGGTGACGGCGTGACCGAGGAGCGCGTGAACGACCTCATCTCAGCCCGGATGCCTCCGGTGAACGTCGGTGGCACCTATCGCGTAGTGAAGGGCGTGTGGGACCCCTACACGGCCTATGACACCAATGACGTGGTGTCGGTAGGGTCCCGCTACTTCCTGCTGAACGCGCCCTATGCGGCAGCTCAGGCGACGACGCCGTCCCACACCGACGCGCTCAAGACCGGCACGACCGGGAACCTGATCGTGCCGACGGGCTCATCCATCTCGCGGGGCACCGAGGGTGCCACGATCACGGTCGCCGGTGGGACCATCTACGCCGACCGCGCGATCCTCGGCTCCGAGATCGAGTTCGACATGACGTTCCTCGCCGCCTGGGGTGGCGGGTTCTTCATCGGTGGCGATGCCGCTTCCCCGAACCACAACCTTGCGAATGCGGCCAGCGCCAATTCCTTCCTGGCGTACTGGGGTTCGGCGACGTCGGTCACGGCGAGCTGCCGCAGCGGGTCGGGAGCCTATGTGGACTCCGCGAGCTACACGACGGCGTCGATGGCGACGGCCAAGCGCGTCCGGGTGACCATCAACAACTCGCGGCTGGTGACCTGCTTCGTGGACGGCGTCCAGGTCTTCACGCACACGCTGGAGGCTTACGTCAGCGCGCCCAAGATCGGGCTGACGGGCGCCTCCGGTGGCGCACGCTTCGCCAATGTGAAGGTCGGGCCGATCGCCACCATGGTCGGGGCCACGCCGCCCAACTCGAACGAGATCATCCGAGTGGCATGACGAATTCCCGGCGGACCCTGCTGACTACTCCGCAGCAGGGTCCGCCGTATCGCAGGCGTAGCTCAATGGTAGAGCAGCGGCTTCCAAACCCGTGTGTTGCAGGTTCGAGTCCTGTCGCTTGTGCCCGTCCTGGCTAGCTGACGTGAAACTGGCCCTTTGGTGTGTAGCTCAGTTGGCAGAGCAACCGACTGTTAATCGGTCTGTCGCAGGTTCGAGTCCTGCCATGCCAGCAGTACCCGTTTCGAGCGCAGGGAGGTACGACAATGACCATGCCCGGCGACTTCAACGTGGTGACGGTTCGAGGGAACTACGTGTCCTTCGACGGAGCTCCACTGAGCGGCCAGGTGTACTTCACGCCGTCGGTCCCCTATCTCACTTCGCCGTCCGCCAAATCGGTCATCCTGACGCGCCCGATTGTCGGGGCGGTCGTGAACGGCGTCCTGCGGAACGCTGACGGCAGTGGTGACCTGAGACTGTTCGCCACCGACGATCCCGATGTCGACCGCCAGGGCTGGACGTATGCCGTCCGGGAAGACCTGGGTCCCGGTAGTCGGGCAGTGTTCAACATCTCGGTGCCGCTCACGGCTGAGCCTGCGGGCCTTGACCTCTACGCCCTGGCGACCTCTGCACCGCCGGTGACCCCCGGTGTGAGCTACGTGCCCCTCCCGGCCTTCACGTCGCTCTCGGGGCGCGTGGCGGCGCTGGAGACCGACACATCCGGCGCCGCGTCAGCCACCCCTCACTCGCTACTGCGACGTGACGAGTACGGCGGCGCAGCGCTCGGCTACCTCTCCATCTCCGCCATGCCCACGAACCCCGAGAACGCCGTCCGCAAGGACTACGTGGACGGCCTGATCGCGGCCCTGGTTGCACGAATAGAAGCTCTCGAAAGCGCCTGACAGACCCACTCGACTTTCTAGCGTAGGAGGTGATCCACAATGGGGACACGAGGCCCCGTGCCGAACAGGGAGTCCGACCTTGCCCGGCCGCGCTCTCGCAAGGGCGGTGAGCAAGCACCCGTCACCAAGGGCGAGATGCGCAAGGTCACGGTCCCCAACGCGGACCCGGACTGGCACCCCATTGCGGTGATGTTCTGGAAGTCGCTCAAGACCAGTGGTCAATGCGACTTCTACCAGAACTCCGACTGGGCGTACGCCTACTCCATCGCCGAGGACTTGTCGCTCTACAAGAAGTCCGGTCGCCGGTCCTCGCAGATGGCGCAGGTCATCTACGCGGCGATGTCCAATCTGCTGGTGACGGAAGCTGACCGTCGCCGTATTCGCATTGAACTGCACGAGCCCGAGAGCGGGGAAGACCTCGCCAGCGTGACCGCCATTCAGAGCGCACGCGCTGACCTGGGGCTCGTTTAGTCCTCGTCCACCCCGGGAGGTTATATGACTCCCGAGGAGATCGCCAAGCTCAAGCCCGTCTACATCGGGCCGACGTGGCTGCGCGACGAGGACGGCAAGTGGTTCCTGCCCGAGAAGTCCCTGGGTTGGGAGATCATCGGCTGGTGCGGGCAATGGCTCAAGGGTGAGGACGGAAACCCCTGGAAGTTCACCCGCGAGCAGATGCGTTTTCTGCTGTGGTGGTACGCCGTAGACGACTCCGGTCGGTTCATTTACCGCAAGGGCGTACTCCAACGGATGAAGGGGTGGGGTAAAGATCCGTTATTGGCAGTCATCTGTCTGGTGGAATTGGTTGGGCCTTCTCGGTTCAGCCATTGGGGGGCCGACGGTGAGCCGGTGGGCGCACCTGTCCCCCGGGCCTGGGTCGTCGTCTCGGCGGTCAATCAGAG